GATCTTACACTCCCTTTTTACAAACAGGAGTAGGACAAAGTGTTAGCGGAATGTTACCTGCAGGTATAAGACCTGCATCACAAATGGTAGGAACTACTGATCCCGGTATTGCCACAGACACAATAGCAAACCTTAAAAAAGCTGAAGATGAAAGAACAATGTTGCAAAAACTTTTATATCAAAAAGAAGCTACAAGTAAAATTGATCCATACAAAGCCTCAGCTCTCATAGCTGGAGGAACATATTTAGGGGGTGCCTTTGATCAACAACCTACAGATATGTATACACCAGGATATAATATGGGCTACTTAGATTTAAAAGAAAATAGACCTGGCTATACATACATAGACCCGGACACCGGACAAGAAAAAGCATATCAAAAAATTTATTCACCTGAAGAAGCTGGCATAGGTCAACAAAGAATGGGTCCTTATTCTTATGATGTACAAAGATTTAATGTAGGTGGAATAGCTTCTATTAAAAAATTTAACGAAGGTGGTGTAAACTATCTTCCATCAAAAGTTTCACATGACGAAAATGATGCTAACAATTATGTTAGAGCATTGGGTTATGTAGAAGACGGAGCAGGCGTAGGAGATAAAGACGAGGATACAATGTTAGCTCAATTAGCAGACGGTGAGTTTGTAACAAGAGCAGATGGAGTATTAGGTGCTGGAATCATAGCTGGAGCAAATCCAAGAAGTATGAAAGATATGAGAGAAAAAGGTGCCCAATATTTCTATGAACAACAAAAAAGATACAAACGTGTATTTGATTTATTACAGGATGGAAATGGCAACAGCAAACAAAAAACAAATTAAACCTTTAGTAAGTATTCTTCCTTTAGAACCAAAGGATATTGAAAGATTTTGGCCACTTGCAGAATTTATGGTAGCAGAAGCATTAGCCTTTTCTGGTAAATATGCTGATTCTACTTGGGTTATGGATGAGTTAAAAAAAGACACAATGCAATGTTGGATTATGTTTGGCTCTGATGAATTAGAAGAAAACAAAGTGTTTGGTGTATGTGTTGGAAGAATAGGTATAATGCCTAATTACAATCAATATGAAATTGTAATTTGCACAGGAAGAAGAAGAGAACTGTGGGAAGATAATTTAATAAAAGCAGTAACGGATTTTGCATTAGTAAATAAATGTAAAAGAATGAGTATAATGGCCAGACCAGGTTGGGAAAAAATTTCCAAAAAATGGGGATGGAAAAAGAAACACGTACAACTAGAGAAATGGATAGGATAAATATATGAGTTTTTTCGGAGGAGGAGGAGGCGGAGGATCAGCTCCACCAGCAATAACTACTAACATTGTTAGAGAAGCACCAGGTATAGAAGAGAGAAAAATAGAATTAATGGATATTGCGAGACAAGTCGCAGGAAAACCAATTAATTTACCAGATTATCAAGTAGCTGGTTTAGGAGCTCTAGAACAACAAGGAATAAACGCAGCACAAACTACAGGTGTTGGTGCAGGTTCTGTCAATCAAGGTATTGCTGCTACTCAAGCCGCAGGAGCTCCAGTAGGTGCTCAACAAATATCTAGATATTTAAATCCCTACCAACAATATGTTACTGATGAAATTGGTAGACAAGGACAAATGATGCAAAATCAAATGGGTGCTACCGCTCTTCAATCAGGAGCTTTTGGTGGAGGACGTGAAGGAGTTCAACAAGCAGAACTTCAAGGAAGAACTTTATCAGCAATGGGAAGAGCTCAAGCTCAAGGTTTTAATACAGCTTTGGGTGCTGCTCAAAACCAACAACAAATTGGGTTAAGAGCTGGACAACAACTTGGACAGATGGGTGCATTACAACAACAAATGTCTCAAGGAGATATCCAACAGTTAATGGCTGCGGGTGGTGTGCAAAGACAATTAGCACAACAAGTATTAGATGCACAAAGACAATCAACTTTACAACAACAATATGAACCTTATCAAAGAGCTGAGTTCCTAGCTAACTTATATGCTGCAGGTCCTAAATCTTCTTCACAACTTACAATGGGAAGTGCTCCAACACAAAGTCCATTTGCTCAAGCTGTTGGAACTGGGATTGGTGCCTTTACAGCATTTTCAGGAATGAATAAAGCTGGACAATCAACTTAGGAGTTTCAATGTC